CCCGGCTAATAATCCTACGGCTTTGACGCAAATAAGCCAGAAATGGCTAGATGAAATCGCTCAAATGGGAATTGGCATTGCGGTATCCCGGTATGATTATGACTACGAGATAGCCAATGCTAAAGCTATTCAGATCGAGGGTGCTCAGGGCTACAGTCTGTCGATTTATCATGGTTTTTATCCATACACTACATCGCGTGATGTAACCCCGGCTCAAGTCATGGCAGATTGCGCCTTGCCTTGGTGGCTTAATCCCGAAGTGTACGGCACATTGCGAACTTACCCGATCCGGGTGGCCAATCGATATGATGAAGATGGTAATATGATCGGTACCAGTGGCCCCGGTTATGCTGACCAAGTCGAGTTATCTTGGGAAGATCTGGGAATGGAACCGGAGCTGACTACCGTCACACAACTGCCGAGAAGAATTTTTTCATTCAGCACCAATCAAACAGTGGAGGCAATTTACCGGTGTGCCCCCGACAAACTGTTTTTGAACTTCATCAATTATATGGATGAAGAGGACGCCAGTGAATTGATCAACAAGATCAATAAAATAGCCCGGACAACAAATCCAGATAATTGGTGTTCAGTTGATTGGGTCGGTGTAGGTCCTAAACACCAAGATGTGATTCATACCCCTCATTGGCGTCATCAACAGGAGAAGTCCAAGTGAAGATAATGGTATGTGGTCATGGTCGCCACGGAAAAGACCAATTTTGTGAATTTCTGGGACTACCTTTCACCAGTTCTTCGATGATAGCGCTAGAGACAGTTATTTGGCCAGAAATGTGGAATCTTTATGAGACTAAAGAGCACTGTTTTGAGGATCGAGTAAATAAGCGGGAACAATGGGCTGAGATGATCAGAGCCTACAATACTCCCGACCTCACCAAACTGGCCCGAGATATTTTTGCTGAGTGTGATGTTTATTGCGGTATCCGTAGCCGTGATGAGTTTCTGAAGGCAAAAGAAGAAGGATTGTTTGATCTGGCCATCTGGGTAGACGCCTCAGAGCGAGTGCCAGAGGTAGATCCGACTTGTGAAGTGCTAATGTCAGATTGCAACATCATAATCTACAATAATGGCACCTTAGAGGAGATAAAAGAAAAGGCAATTGTTATACGAGAAGCAATCACAGCCAAGTCTACGGCAGGCCAATCCACTAAGGATATGATTGTCAATTGGGCTAATGAAGTGTTTCCAGATCGAACGGTGACTAACGCAATTCAGAAGTTAGCATTGGAAGAGTTGCCGGAATTCTTGATGGCACAAGATGATCCTATGGAATTAGCTGATGTGGCCATCATTGTTGAGGACATTGCGTATTTGAAAGGCTGGGACCTAGACGCAATTAAGCGTGAGAAGATGGCTATTAACATTAACAGAAAGTGGGCTATCGATGATACCACTGGCTTAATGAATCACGTGGAGTAACTATGATACTTGATTTCTCACTAACAGAAGTTATGAGGCTGTCAAATATCAAACGTTGGGGCATTATTGAAATGTCCCGCGAACAGTCCGTAGCTGAACATTCTTACAACGTGGCCATGATATCAATGGCCATATACAAAAATCTTGAATTTGACGGCCCTATTAATGAGTCTCAGCTGATCTGTTGGGCCTTATATCACGATTTACCAGAACTTTATACGGGGGATATACCTACTCCCGTGAAAAAATACCTAGATCTGGATAGTTTTGATAATGAAGTCTTGCCTCTATACGCCGGGATTAAACAGTTACATAGAGATAGTGTAATTGATCAAATAGTTAAGGCAGCGGACTATATCGAAGCGATCCAATTTGCGGAGAAATTCTGCGTGGATAGCAGAGGACCTGAGATAATCAGGGATATACAGAAGAATATGACGATATTTCTTTCGTCAAAATGCGACGTCCTTGTCGCTGCTGCTGTGGAGAAGGTACTTGATGAACAGGCGTGAGAACCAATTCAAAAAGCATTTGATGAAGATAATGGGCACCCGGTGGGATGCCCAATCTCACGAGGACAAGTACTCAAACGGCATCCCGGATCTTTCTTTTGGTGCCAATGGTGTGAATGGGTGGATCGAGTTGAAGCAAATCCCAAAGTTTAAGGGAAGTAACCTCGTTAAGCCGGACAAGTACACTCCTGAACAAATCAATTGGATCAAACGCAGGGGTAAGAAAGCTGGTCATTGCTTCATATTCGTAAAAGTAGATGACCGGTACTTTCTATTTGATTGGGGATGGGCCAGAGAAATAGCCAAAGGTATGACAAAAGCCCAATACATAGAACGTAGTCTATGGTATTGGAGCGAAATTGACCCTAATCAGCTAATTGATTTTCTTACCGACCCATCGTTTAGCCCAAGCTCTGATGGTCTGTGATCCCATAAACCCGATCATCCCGCCACAGAATAAATACCAATTTTGGCCAAAACCCAATTGGGCTAGGCCATGCCCAGCACATAAAGAAAGTGCCCCGCATATTGCTCCCTCTAATAAAATCCTTGTAAAACTTGTTTCTTCCTTATCTCCTATCACACGTAATACGGCCAAGAACCATGCCATTATGACCCCTCCCGCCCAAGGCGGTATGTTCTCAATTAAGTGTTTAAAATTATCCATCCCGATATGGTCCTTATTCATTTTCATACCAATGATTTAGCTTTCTTTCGTGGGCTTTTATTTTACTAGGCAGTTTATTTAGTTTCCATTTATCTACAGCATCCCTTTTTTCTTCAGGAATATTGCGTATTACTGCTAGTTCTTCTTCAGCCTCCTCGATCTGGGATTCAAGTTCAATGATTTGTTGTTGCATCAGATAGGGGGCGTCGACCTTCTTAGCAACATCGGAATGTTTCGCATAGCGGTCTTCGGCGGCTAGAACCACACCTCCAATAGCCACGATCAAAGCGACAGTGGCAGAGAGTTTCGCAACATTCATGATTTAATTACCTCCCGGCTTTTTCGTGTCCGTTCCCTTGGCTTTGTCGTAACTACGCTGGGCACCTATACCTAACATACCCATGACGACAGAGAAGAGCGCTCCCGTTTCCAGAACAGGCGGCGGAGAAACTCCAGCAGGGATTTTCCCGAAGGCTTGAAATATAGCCCATACCCAAATTAGGAATGGATAAATTATGAACTGGTAGGCCATAGCAGCACCACCAGCCCAGCCCATAAAAGGACGCCACCCAGCTACGAAAATAGACGGATGTTCAGCTTCCTTAAGGTTAATAGCCAGTTGGCCTTCAATCTGCCTTACAAAGGCATTTAATTCAGCCAAATCACCTTTTTGCTCCAGCTCAGCTAATTTGTGATGAGCCTCAGCTTGCTGGATAGGATCAGGCCATACTCGGTTAATAAGACCCTTAGCCAGTCCTGCAACAGCACTAATAGTCATTGGATCAGCCATCACATACACCCGTTATGTTCCAAGGAATAATGATTACCATCATTGAAACGACCACCCCAACGACACAAAGGATGAAGTGATTCCCACCATTCACCAAGTTCTCGATGATCTTCAGTTTCATCAAGGTATGCGCCATCTTTAAACAAATTGAGATCTTGGGCTAGACGCAATTTATGGCAGCTATTGCGATGGCCATATGCTTTCTTTTCACCAATATGACCATGAAGGCGAGGATCACGATAAGCATCGCCTAATGTCACCTCATAGCCCATTTGATGGGCCTGATTAATGAGTCCCGGTAACAATTTCGCGAATAAACGTTGCTTTTCGCCTAAAGTCATTTTGCTCATACATCATGCTTCCTATAATTAAATGAAGAAGACCCGAATTTACGAACCATAAAATAATAGACGTAAGCTTGGGCAACACGAATGGGCCGAGTCCAGAAGTATCTTTCACTATCGCGCAACATAGCATCAAGAAATTTCCAATCACAATGGGCGCGATAGCCTTCTGTGCCGCCTTTCTGATAACCCTCATCATGTTTATCACATGATGCTTCATGAAACCAGTTAAATAAAAGGTTTTTTATCCATTCTGGTAACCATTCTGGACCACACCCATTACTAGACATTAAAGAAACTCGCTCTAAAAGGTTTCCATACGGATTCGAAATCATCAATATTATGAGGTCCTAAAACAACCACATTACCGTTATCAAATTGAAATGGAGTAGTAAGACCTGCTCGAACATCATCCTTAATAGAAGATAGGCCCCACATATCTTGCGCGGTCGCAGAGCACATAACACCTTCAAATTCCACTCCTTCGAGCTTCTTTTTAGGTTTATCTATATCCGTCTTCTTAGCTGCATTTACTGATAAGCTCATATTTCACCTCCTATACCATCAGCCTCACGAGAGGGAGTCCATTCCCACGCATCTCTGTATTCTCTGTTAGCATCCATGAATTCCTTTTCTTCAGGAGTTACATGCCAGTACTCTACTCCTGCTGGAACTGACGTAGGCTTGGAGCATTGACAGATATTGCCGTTATCAATGTAAACAATGTGCATTAGTCTTTACCTCCAAAAACATTAACTGTAACGATGTTAGAGTCTACGTCGCTGCCCGTCGATGTACTTTTGACCTTGACGTCCACGTAGTTCCTTGATCTTACGGTATTAGCAATACCAAACGTTGTAGTTTCGATTGCAGCTCCCGTAGGAGTAGCGGCGTCGTTATCCATAGGCGTTTCGTAGACAACACGGTAAAACCCAGCACCTAAATCGACAATATCAGAAACGTTATAAGAGCTACGTATCAACGGCGGGTTTTGGGCCCCATCAAAGTTCACCCAAGCAGTAGCTACTTGAGGATTCTCAATCTCACCACGAACAATCAAATCACCATGCACCTCTTCATCAATTACTTTCCTCTTAGCAGGAGTGTAATTAACAAGAGTCTCAGCAACGATGTCACCATCACCGTCAGTACGGAATTCACCAAGATAGACACGGGAGATAGGAGATCCAGCACTGTCATACATCTTCCCATCTACTACATCGTAGCGATCAGAAGGAGTGATGGTGTTAAGTTCTAGCTGGTTAATAGAGGTGTAAGTAGCATCGCCATTATTCGCAGTGATATTGATACGATGGCACAAATAGGCTGTAGTGTTCGCAGACGTATCTTGCAGATCTCCCCAAAGGTTAGTGCCATTCCCAGAGTAATCTGCTGAAGTATAGGAACTGTCAATAGCAGTCCAGTTTAGACCGTCATTACTACCTTCAATAGTAAATCTACGTGGGGACTCTGTAGTATCATTTACTTCACGTAGCCTCCAAGATTTAAGAACTCTAGGCTCTGAGAACTTATATTGTAGCCAGCTTGTAGTAGGTGTAGATGCAGCCCAATAAGTAGAGGGAAGAATATCATTAGGGCGCGCTGAGAACGCTCCCCACGCTACTTGAGAACCTGTTTCCTCACTAGCACTAGCAACACCTGTACTACTTTCATAGTCAAAATGTCTAGCAGTGGTTCGGAGATTTACATCATTTCCAAGAGGAGATTGA